ATTCTTAAGATAATCTTCAGTTGCCGCCTGAAGACCGGCCGCAAGATCAAACTTATTTTGCTCTGATTCATCTGCAATCATTCTCCACTTATGAAGATACGGATGATCAGGATCGTTTCCAGTATTAGCACCTGCAGGTTGTGTTGGAGGTTTCATAGAGGCAAGCGGTAATTCAACTGTAAGCATGTTTAAAAAATCTTGCTTAAATCTTTCAGCGTCTCCCATAGCTGCCATTGCCATAACAGTTCCTGCTTGATGACCTCTTGGCCAACCAGACTGCAAATTAAAAATATATCTTGTTGCTCTTGTCCAAAGCCCACCTATGTTTACTTGAGAAAGTGGAGTTGTAACATGCCTCTGGATCTTATTACCTTTGCCCGTAAAGACTGTCATTGCAGTGGCAAATCCATCCTGGCTTTCGACACCACCTCCGTCAATTGTAATAATAACAGCATCCTCAAAATTACTTGAGAAAAAAGCATTTGCAGCATGCGCTTCATGATGACCCATGAATGCAATTTGTCCACCATTACCTTCCACAATGTTTTTAATCTCTAAGAAGGACTCTTTGTGATCAAAAGTTTTTTTAGTGGGAAAACATGATATAAAATACTTTATATCCTTAAATTGATCTGGACAAACTTCTTTGAAAAAAGAAATAGAATCTCCTGCCGGCTCTTTTTCCCTTATGTATCTCTCTAATTCTGCATGAATAGTTGGTACACCATCTTCTAAGATACAAAATGAACTGTCATGTCCTGACCAACTGCTTAAAATCTTTGTCTTCAAAACTTTACTCCGGATTTTTTAAAGATCGCTTCCTTGAAAGATTCCTAGCTGGGACTTTTTCAATTTGATATCATTTTCTACCATGATTTTTACCAATTCCTTAAAAGTTGTCTTTGGTGTCCAGTTTAAAACTTCTCTAGCTTTTTTGGAATCCCCTCTCAAGACATCAACTTCAGCAGGCCTCATAAATCTAGGATCTTGTCTGACGTAGTTGGACCAATCATCAACACCTATAAGAGAAAATGCTACATCTAAAAAGTCTCTGATGGAGTGCGTCTCTCCTGTCGAAACAACATAGTCATCTGGACTTTCATTTTGTAGCATCAACCACATTACTTCAACATAGTCAGGAGCATAGCCCCAGTCTCTTTTTGCATCTAAATTGCCAAGGGAAATATGATCTGCTAGACCTAAGTGAATCTTTGAAACTCCATCTGTTATTTTTCTAGTAACAAATTCTATTCCTCTTCTCTCAGATTCGTGATTAAATAAAATTCCAGAGCAATTGAACATACCATAAGATTCTCTATAGTTCTTTGTTATCCAGTGAGCATATAATTTTGCAACTCCATAAGGACTTCTAGGATAAAAAGGTGTTGTTTCTCTAGCAGGATTTTCAACCATTCTTCCAAACATCTCAGAACTACTTGCTTGATAAAATTTAACTTTTTTACTTGTGTCGAATTCTCTTATTGCTTCAAGCATTCGAAGGGCACCTAGGGCAGTTACATCTGACGTTTGTTCAGGTGTGTTCCAGCTTTCTCCTACAAAAGATTGTGCCGCCAAATTATATACTTCATCAGGATTTGAAAGTTTTAAGCATCTAAAAAGAGAATTTTGATCAGTTAGATCACCGTTTAAAAACTCTATTTTTCCTTCTAAATGATTTGTATTTGTTCGGATCTTAACAGATGATCTTCTTTCCATTCCAAAAACTTCATAGTCTTTCTCCAGCAAAAAATCAGCAAGATGAGACCCATCCATTCCGTTAATTCCTGTAATTAATGCTCTTTTTTTCATTTTAGAACCCTTTTAAACATTTGGATATAGTTGCTCTTATATAAGACTATACTGTAATCTTGAACATTTTGATAATTTTTTTCAACACTATCTTCGCCAGGAATAAAAGACTCGTTTGGTATATCAATAACACAGTTTGACTCCAGTATTACATTGGCAATACCGACATCCCTAGAAATTATAGGAACTTTCATTGCCGAGGCTTCAAGTATGGCTTGTGGACCTCCTTCAAACCTTGAAGCAACTACATATAAGTCACAGGCCCCATACATAATCTTTAATTGCTCGAGAGGAACTTTTTCAAAAAAAGAAAAAGGTATACCTGCCTTTTGAAGCCTTTCAATGACATACTCTCTTCTCCAGCCTCCTAGAAGAACGTGAATATTTTTTTCTTTATTTAGCTTCTCAACATAGTCACAAAAAAGATCAGGCCCTTTTTCAAGTTTAGGATTTTTTGTTCCACCTTCAGTATCTCTTTGAAATGAACCCACTATAAATTTTTCTTCAGGGAGATTAAGAATATTTCTACATTCTGATTTATCTAAAGGTGACCAGCAGTCAGGATCATACCAGTAGGATGAAATAAAAATTGGTTTGTTTGTAAGCTGCTTTACAAACTCCGCTGTTTTAACATTAGGAACATGATATGCATTTACAAATTGGTCTCTTACTTGAAACTCTCTAAGTTTTAAATTGTCAAATTTATCAGGGACTATATGATGAACTGTCAAAATAACTTTTTTATCGTTTAGGATATGCATGGGAACATGATTCCAGCACCATCCTGCTAGCAACCAAACTACGTCTGCTTCTTTAATATTATCAGTAGTTATATCGCTACAGTATTTTTTCCACTCAGCTGCTATTCTATCACAAATCCAATTTTCTTGCGGGGCAAGTACAAAAATCTTCATTTTAAAACCTCATTAAAAAAACTAAGATACATACTTGAAACATCTTTGATATCAATTGAACAAGAAGTTTCATATTTGATTTTCTTAGAAAAGTCTAGTTTTGGTGGATTATATAGTTTGAATGGAAGATAGTCCCATTCCATATCCTCTATGATCACAGAATTATCTCCAGCAATCTCTTTTGTTCCACCTGATGAACTACATATAATTTTGCATCCTGCTGCTCTGGCATCAACTACAACATTTGGGCAGTGGTCTAAAAGCGCAAGATGAAGAAAGTATTTAGACCTCTTATAAAGAGAGATTAATTGAGGCCAATCTAAATTACCAGCATAGAAAACTCTATCATGTTTTAATTCAAAGTCAGGATTATTCCCAGCAATAACAAGACAATCTTTTTCACCAGCATTTTCAAGAAAATATCTGACATTTTCAGACAGTCTCTTATGTGGGCGCCAAGAAGAAGCACATGTCCAAACATTTTCAAAATCATTCAAGAGCGGATTGCTTATTGCAGGAATTAATTTAATTTTTTCTAAATCAGTTCCATTATGAATAACAGTATTTTTATCTTTTTTACCAAAGTATTTTTCAGTAAGTGTTTTATTAAATTTAGATTGAAAAATTACGCCATCTGCATGATCATAAGTTGATTGAATAGGTGCATTCTGTGATTTCCAATCTTGCTCAGAATTAAAATAAATACCATCTAATCTTTGGATAAGAGGTGCTACTTTTCTAGTTGCTTGTATAAAGGATAGTTGAATATCAGGTATTTCATTTTTATTGATTGAGTTGCCTGATTTTTCAAGTTCTAGTGCAAGCTTTAGACCAAAACTATTCGGTCCTGAATTTGATTGAAAATTTATATTATCGAAGAGTATTTTCAACTCATGAAGCCTCTTGCTCTTACAAAATTCACTGTTGATATTTGAGAATGATCTGCTTTAATTCTTTCAGAAGAAGTCATAGACACAGACTCAATATTATACTGGTAGCAAACTTCATTTAAATAGAATCTTTTTTGTGTTTTATATAGAAGTGGCAGCATTAGCGCCTGATCATATCCTCTTTTAAACCACTCTCCATTCCAGTCTTTAAAATTTTCATCAGAGATATCTTTTAAAAGTGATGATCTAAAAGTCCTTAAATGAGAAGAACACCAAGGCCACTGGTAAGGATTCACATTTCCAGGCATTTCTTTTGAGATATTTAGATTTTTCAAGTCCCATTTGTGTGCAGTCCATACGATATCGCTTCCTGCTGTATAACACTGTAAAACTTTATTGACAGTGCTTTCATTACAAAGAGAGTCATCTCCGTCAACAGTAGCAATAACAGCATTATCGTTCTGGAACATTCTACTAGTTTCGATAATGTTTCTAAGTGCGTATTTCTTCTCTGTGTTTTTAATCACAGTAAACCTAGAATCACTCTGGGTTAACTCCAGAGCTATTTCGTATGTATTATCCGATGAAATATCATCTATGATAACATGATGCCATCTGGAATCATTCTGTGACGCTATAGATCCAATTAAGTTTTTTAAATTTTTCTCTGCGTTATAGCACGGAGATACAAAAACTATTTTCAATTTTCTATCCAATTTTTCATAACAGCAGGAATTTGCTTATTGAGCTTAACGTGAGGAGTAATAGTTTCTCCGTCCCATTTTTGGTGCCAAATCCATCCGCCAAGTTTTTCAGTTAGCTCTTCAGCTCTCTCTTTAATCATATCCTCAGAAACATCAGTCCACGCAACATCAAACATCTTGTTGTTTTCAGGTGTATCATCAATTGATTCATTGTACATTGATCCCCAAAACTTTGACCAATGATCTCTTGTGTTTTTAATTTTTCTTTCCATGTCCCACCATGAAAAGTGGTGAACAGAAGGAAGCATATCAGTTATGTGATTAAACCATGCTTGATATTGAGATATTGCATGTTCGTTTCCTTCCATAGCAGCCATTCGACACCTATGAACATCGTCTGTATAAAATGTTCCAAACTGGATCGGCTGATAGCTATCATTTCTAATATAATCACAACTATCAGTTCCTTTTGCACAGTAAAGCTCACCGTTTTCATCATATCTTCTTAGGTGCGCAGGAGGACCATGAGTAATGTGCGACTTGTTTCTACTAATTCTCCACTTCCAGGGATTAATATCAACTCTTACTTTTTCTGGGCCGCCCCAATACTCAATTACAGGCATCGCTAATAGATCTAATCCATTTTGAAATTGAACACAAAGACTTTTAACTTTTTCATAATCGTCTTCATGAACGATCTCGTCGGCATCCATTTGCCAACAAAACTCTTTTGTGCACATACTTCTAGCAAGAGCTTTTAATAAGCCATCGGATTTTACCGCAAACCTAGGATCTTCTAAATCAATTTCATTTCGGTATATTACCAGTTTTTCTTCTTTTTCTGCCCAGTTCTGAAGTTCTTCCCATGTTCCGTCCGTTGATCCTCCATCGGCTATGCAAACCTCATCGCAGAATCCCAGAAGAGATGTGATCGACTCACGCCAAGGATAGCCGCTTTTGATGCAGTTCAGTGTAGTAGTGTATCCGCTTATTGATGCATCAAATCCCATATCTGACTTGATACCGTTCCAAAAGTTTTCTCTAGCTGCGTAAAGATAAGCTTCGGTGTCAAACATATCATCTGTATCAAACCAGATCTCATCTTTGTGCTGAACATTTTCATTTAGTTCAAGCTCACAACCTAGTAGTTTTGCCTCAATAACAAGTCTCGGACATGTATCTGCACCATTAGGAAGGAATACAAGACCTTCAGACTTTGCTAGTTTTTCCAAGAGATCAAAGTAAGGTACGTTCCAAACAACTTCGTGGTCCTTATTGTTTTCTTCACACCATTTTACAGCTTCATCATATCCTTTAATCCAGGAAGTAGACCCTAAAACAATCCAACCTTTTCTGTCAGTATCTTGATACTTCTCTCTCAGCGACTTAATATGAGAAAAGAAGTTTTCGTCAAAGACTGATGAGAGAACAGTATTTCTTCCCTGGCTCAAAAAAGGAAACTTACTGTGATATAGTCCCATCTGCTTCTCAGACATCCACCAGAGAGACTTAGCACCGTGGTAAAATGCTGATATTACTTTTCCTTGCTGATCCTCATGACAATTACATTTTTGCTTTTCAATAGATTCATGCTTTTCAGGTGATCGATATCTACAAAATTTATAATCATACTCAAGCACAGAGTACTTCATATTTGTGATAATGGCTGGGATTAGCTTCCAGTCCAAAGAAGAGAAGTTACCAAAAATCCAATATTTTTGATGACCAGACTCTAGAGTCTTCATAGTCACATCTTTTGCGTGAATCTTAAAAACTTCGAAAGGCGAAGCGTCAATAAGTGCCTGAGATGTCAACTCAGCACCACCTACATAATCTTCAACAAATGCGTCAGAAACAAAAACAATCCTTGCAGATGCAGGAACTAATTTTTCTGTGTTTACGCTAAATATATTTTGATCAAACATACACACTCCAAGTCTTTCCCATTTTATAAAGAAAGCTTAGAATAGTATATGAAATTTAATTAGACTAGAAAGAAGCTAGGCCATTAGTGTTAAGAACTGCCCATTTTGATGCAGATGCAACATATATAAGTTCAAAAGATGCACCTTTGGTTTGAGCCAACGTCGTTGATGGAATTCCAAAAGCCTTGACGGGGTCTGACAATATTGACGTGTCAAATACAATATTTTCATTTACGTCTGTTGTAACAACAAACTTAACTGTTTCGCCGTCTGTGTATCCTGTTGTTGCTAAAGTTATGACAAAGAAGCCTCCTGATTCTCCGATAGAATCTGCGTCTAAGAATATCACAGGAGTGGTTGGAGTAATTGTAGCAGAAGTAACTGCTGATCCGCCTAGATCGATACTTTCAACTGTGTATTTTGGAATAGATCCTATCTTCAGAGGTGACCCACCGTGAAGTGTACCAGAAACAACTAAGTCACCACCGAACAGCGCAGTACCTTTTACGGAAGCAGAATTCTTAGACCCTTGTGAACCTGAAACGAAGAAGTTGATGTCTGCATAGTTTGATTCGTTTTCAGATCCAGCTCCACCTGAACCTGATAAGAAGAAGACTCTATCATCTAAAGTATTTCCGAAAACCGTAAATTTATCGCTTGGCGTTCCTGTTCCAATACCGACTTTACCAGAACCAGAAACGTAAAGAATGTTATTTATATCTCCATCGCAACGAAAAACATCTTTCTCAGGCACTGATGCCTGAACATGTAATCTGGCTGCTGGCGTTCCGTTAATACCAATATTGTTATTATTGCCACCATCAATTATCATAGCAGTAGAAACATTTCCTACTCTGAAACTTAAAACTCCCCCTGCCGGGGCGTTAAGAAGTGTGGTCCCATTGGATCTTTGTTGTAAAGCATAGTTGTTAACAGAAGCGTGGTCTCTGTGAGAGAAATAAGCGTAGTCAGAAACGCCACCAACCACTGCACCAATGTTAGCTCTACCAATTCTAGCTGTTGCATCTGTATCGTCTTTTACATCTAGATCTGCCAGTGGATCATTTGTCCCAATGCCGACTCGGCCTGAACCTGTTACAAATAGGATATTTGAAGCGTTTTCATGATCGACCTTAAGTAACACCGGACCGCCCTGTGCTGTACCCTCAGCGGACGAAGAAATGTGGAGTGAGGCTTCGCTTGTCAGCATATGGCTAGAAGCGCGCTCTCCCATGTTGATAGAGTCACCCACACGCTTTATGGTCATTAGTCTTTGACCATACAAGGCATCAAACGAATAAAGATCAGAGGCGTGATCATACCCAAAATAAGACCTGTTTGATTCGTCTGAATCACCAAAGATCAACAAGCCTGATTTAATGTTTGGGGTAATGAAGTTTAGAGCAACGTGATCGTTGTTTTCTATAACCAGAGCAGAATTAAGTGCTGGGTCCACCCCTTGATCGGCACCGCCTTCGGCTAAGATGTGTAGTCTATTTGTATCCGCGGAATCAGTTCTTGGACTGTCAGTTCCAATAGCAACCACACCACTGCCTGACACAAAAAATATTGGTTTGGTCCCAGTTGCATTTTCATGGTCGATTCGTAAGAGTGGATTATCGTCTCCTTCAACTGAAGAAGAGATATGAAGTGATCCTGATAATTTTAGAAGACTATTGCTATCAAAAGCTAGATTTGCAGAAGCCCCAAAGGATCCACCATCATTAAACTGTATTTCTCTATCTGAGCCTGCAGGAGTTCCGCCACCACCGGATGATGCGATCGAAACTTGCCCGTTAGACTGGGACGTGATTGTAATATTGGCACCCTCAACAAGATAAGAAGTGCCATCAACTAAATGCGTTAAAGAACCAGATATCGCATTTGATCTAAAAGGAATTGCCATTTTTAGCTCCCGACCGCTCTAAATTGAATTTCTCCTGTCATGCTGGCAGAAGTCTCTATTGAAAAAGAAGTTGTTGAAACAGAGGAAACCACAGCAGTAACTGCAAATCCTCCCCCTGTATTATTAACAGACAATATTACATTTGGTGTCGTAGAAAAAGATGCAGAAAAGCTATGAGCACCTGATGAAGCACCTGAAAGTGTTATTGTTCCTTCTTCTATTACTTTTCCTGAAAGCGGCAACTTATTCTCCTACTTGCAGTATTTGAACATTTACAGTTCCTGTAAAGTTGGCTGTAGACTCAACTGTTACGCTTGTTGTTGTTATGGCAGTGATATTCAAAGCTACACCTACAAGGTCATTTCCAGCTGAATCGTAAGCTGTCACAACAACATTTGGCGCAGAAGAATATGTTTCTAAAAAAGTATATGATCCAGAAGATGCATCAGTGAAAGTAATTGTACCTTCTTCGATAGTAAATCCATTATCTGATACTGATCTGATTACTTTTCTTCTTGGTGTATATGGATACACTTTTTTAAATCTGTTCAGATCTCTTCTGGTAAACTTAGTAGATCCCATTTTACACACTCCCGATAATAATTATCGGAGCATTTATAATATTAAAGAATTTTTGCACCTAGGGTTGCAAGCTCGGATCTTTCTCCCTTTAAAAGTGTAATATGAGCAGCTATAGGATAATCTTTAAACTTTTCAATTGCATAAGTCAATCCGTTAGAGACAGAATCAACGTATGTATTATCAATTTGATCTATGTCACCAGTCAATATAATTTTTGTGTTCTCACCGACACGTGTAATAATAGTCTTTAGTTCATGAGTTGTGAGATTTTGGGCTTCATCAATAATAATAATTGCATCAGCAATTGAACGCCCTCTAATAAAAGTTATTGCTTCAATCTCTATCTCACCTCTTTCAATGTACATGTCCATCGTAAAAGAGTCGTTGCTAAACAAGAACTTTAAATTATCCTTAATAGGTGCGATCCAAGGATCCATTTTTTCTTCAAGAGTCCCAGGTAGGAATCCTATATCTTTTCCAACAGGTTGAACAGGGCGAGATATAACAACTTTTTTATACAACTTATTGGTAGGTTCAAGAGTTTGTTGAAGTGCTGAAGAGATTGCTAACAGCGTCTTTCCTGTTCCGGCTTTTCCAACCAGAGTAACAAGCTTTATTGAATCATCAAAAAGAATGTCAAGCGCAAATTTTTGCTCTTTGTTTCTTGGAATTAATCCCCATGTTTGCTTTGTTTCAATTAAAGGCGTTAGAGGTTGGTTCCAATTTTTAAATCTGGATATTATTGACTGCTGACCTGAATTGTTGTCCTTCAATACCAGGAATTGATTAGGATATAGTTCATGATCTTTAAAAGTATCATCAATTTCTAATTTTCTTGTTGTGTAAAACTTATTAACTATCTCCTGTGAGACTTCTATTCTTTGAACACCTGAGTATAGTGTTTCTGCATCAGAAACCACTCTATGTTTTCTATAATCTTCACACTGTACGCCTAAAACATCACAAGTTACTCTTACATTTATGTCTTTCGTTACAAGTATTACGGGATCTTTTTCATTTTTTTGCAAACTGTATGCTGTAGCAATAATAATACTATCAGGCTTAGATTCGTCCATATCAGACAAAAGAACATTATCAAAACCCTCTATTTGATCTTTAGAAAGTACCTTGATTATTCCTCCTGACTTTAATTTGACTCCTTTTTGCAAACTCCCTTGATCTCTAAGCTCATCAAGATATCTGGAAGATTTTCTAGAATTTTTCCCAATTTCATCTTGTCTGTTCTTTTTTTGATCTAATTCTTCTAAAACAATTAGAGGAATCACAATATTATTATCATCGAAGGAAAAAATACTTTCGGAATCATAAAGTAAAACGTTGGTATCTAAAACAAATGTTTTTTTCAAAATGACTTCCTAACATAAAAATATGAATAAAGAAAAAATAAATTGCTTTGAAGCACACGATCTTATGGAAAAACCTTGCGCAAAGCAAGAGTGCAAGAATTGGATAGACTGCAAAAATGAAAATAATTGTGTCTTACTAGCGGCTAAGTCAGGACCTAGGACTTTGCAAGAAGTAGGCGACATTTTCAACCTCACAAGAATGAGAATTTGCCAGATCGAAAAAAATATCTTTAAAAAGATAAAGAACGACCTAAAATAATTATTCCCTTCTAATAAAATACAATGGTGGAGCCGGCGGGAATCGAACCCGCGTCCGCAATTTTCAATTATAGGGATTCATTTACAAGTTTAGCTGGTTTTTGGCTCCAGCAAGCGCATCTCAAAAATATGCCCTCTTTTAGAAGGAGCGAGCAAACCTTATCTCAAGCAACTTTCTGTTTATTGGCTGTTGCCGCCTCACGCATCTACTGGTTATTAAGCAGCGAGTGCGTATGTTTCAAAATCGTCGTTTGCGATTATTATTTTGTGCCTTTTTACCTGGCCAGGCACCTCCAGGACTTGCATCACCTTAATATCCGACCACGTCGAAACCGTGTCGGCCCCATCAAAGTTTATTCTTTATTTGTTTCTAAAGATACTTTTACAAGATCGCTAGCTGCAGTCTTCAACAACCTTAGACCTTTTCTGGCACGGGTTCCTGCACTTTTATTACCTCTAGCATTCTTATGCACGTCAAGCTCAAGAGATTCTACAAGAACTTTAAGCTCTTCCCACTTATCAATAATTTGATTGCTCATCTTAATTTCCTTTCAAATCTAAATTAGACTTAGTGAATCATCATATTCATCTTTTATAATATCGTTTAATTTTCCGATGTACCCTGAGTTTCTAAGATTTTTAAATACAAGATTTTCTTCAGAAAACTCACCTTCTCTTTCAAGACCAGACTTTCTCATTTTCATTATCTTGTCTTTTATTTTTTTAAGACCGTCAATTTTATTTTGTATTTTGACCAAGCTGTCAATTCTATCCATTAAATCATCAGTCTTTTTAGAAACATTTTCTTCGTCAATAACAGGGTCTGTTCGTAAAGGCATTAAAACCCACTTATTTTTAAGTACTGAGAATATTCCTGTTGAATGGTGCGGCTCTTTTGAATCCTGCGGATAAAGCTCTACATCATGACCATACACTTTTAAATCATGATTTGAATTCCATATTCTTCTCTTCGCATCCATAAACTGCTTTACTAGATCTTGATCAGGATTTACCTCGTCAAAGTCATAAAGAATATGAAGATCAATATCACTTTGATCAGTGTAGTTGTAGTTAGCCATTGATCCTGTAAAAATTATGTCAACAATAGGAGTTTTTACATCTAAAGATTGAATGAATTCATAGGCAATCTTTAAAAGAGCTTTTCTAACTTCAGGTTTAATTTCGACAGAAAATACTTCACAGTCAGGATCATCACAGACTGTGTCCCAAATTTTTTCATTTAGAATTCTATTTACTCTCATTTAAATCACACCAATCAAGAGTAAATATTTCAGTAAAGAAGAATTAGCTATCTAGTATTAATTTTGTTGTATTTTCTGAGCCTTCTACCTTGTTGTCTCTGACATTTTTATAGACATTTACATATGCCTTCATATGTTCAGGATTTTCCAGCTCTAGAGATAAAAGATTTATAATTTGGTGAATTTGATCTTGCGACACACCAAAGTCCATAATTTCTTTGACAATATCTCTTGATTTAGAAAGAGAAATCGCCCATTTTTCAGTTTCTGTTTCACCGTATTTTTTAACTTCACTCATCTTCAAAGTCTCCAATATATTTTTGAGTTGACTCCAAATCAACTATGAATTCATTACTATCAATGATCTTTAGTATCTTTCCTGTTTCTTCGTAGTCTGTTTCATCTCTATTTAGAAGAATGTGACTACCCCACTTTTTATTCTTGATAATAAACTTAGCTTGTTCCCAGGTTGCGATATCAACATTATAAGCATCAAGAATTTCAGAGAGTTTATTGGGTAACATTAGCTGGATATCTTTTTTACTTATAAGAGTTTTCATTTCCTCTTTGCTGTGTACTATTTCACTTTTACAGATATCAAATACTTTGTGGATCACTCCACAATTATTACACTGGGCATTCTTAGGTTTTACCTGATCATTCTCATCTATTTCTGAGAATACAACAAACTTATGAAAGACCGGATCTTTTCTATCTCTATACTGAGGTAATATACAGTGACATTGCACTAAGTGCTTGAAACCATCCATTACTTATTTTTTGAGTATGCTCTTAGCGTATTTGTTAAAAGATCTGTACCTTCAATAAAAGCCTGGTCGATAGAGTTTTGAACAAGAAGAGAAACACCTTCAATTTTTTCTTGCTCAAGAGTTAATTGACCATTTTGAACTGCTTTTCTAAGATTTGAATTAACAGTTGCCTTAATAGTGTCTACAAGCGACTTTACGCTGTAAGAAATATCTGATTCTAAGCTCATGACTTACTCCTACTTACATTTAATCTTAAATTTATCTTTAGATAATGTAAACTATTGATCGATAGTAATTAATTTTTCAATTGATTTAATTTTTTCAAAACATTTATTTCCCATCTCAACACCCACAAAAAAACTTTCAGCAGGAATATTGTTGTTGACTTCAATCATTGAAGGAAACTTAATGTCATTAAAAGCTACAATGCTAGAAGGAATAACTAATCCTTTTGAAATAACAGACTTAGCAGACCTTAGAGTAGCATCAAAATTAGAAGTCATAAAAACATTCTTTTGCTCATCTTTTTCAGGGACATATATTGTGCATGTGTGACCTGAAAGGTTTTTGATTCTATTTTTGTAGTAGTCTAAGTTTATATTATCGTAATTATTTTTAATTAATTCCGCTATTCTCTTTTTAACGCTTGTTTTAGTTTTCTCATTTATGATTGTAACTTTTTCTGGTGTAGCAATCATTCTATCAACTAATCCATAGTCTTCTTCTGGGTCAATTGATGTAATTAGCTCACCTGAAAATACTGAACAAAATTTTGATCCTGTACAGACACAAATATCAGAAAGATCATTTGCTGAATTTTCATCAATCTTTGAAGCTAAGAGAAGCACATCGATAGTTCCTCTCATGTTATTTGTCATAATTGTTGACAAAACTTCTTCTGTATATCCTCTACAAAATATTGCAATCGATTGCTTTGTACTTGCAGCATAATTTAATATCCGGTCAAGCTCAGAAACTTTTTCGATAATTCCATCGATTACAAATGCTTTTACATTTTCTCTATCGTATTTTCCTTTTGAAAAATAAAGTAAGTTCTCATCAGGAAGACATTTAAAACTAAAACCTCTAGAAGTTTCAACAATTACCTTATCACAGTTTTTTCTTTTAATCTCTATTCTTCCGTTTAAACCAAAAGATTTCAAAGCTTCAAAAACTGCTTTGCTATACAAGCTTTCAAAATTCCTATCAAGAAAACTTTCTAAATCGCCGAGCATAGGTTTTGAAAGAGATTTGTTTATCTCAGCTTTTATTTTTTCAGTATTTTTACTACTATTAAAACTCTCGTCTTTAGAGAGAGATAACAAATCTAAAAAGTAAGATAGAAAAATGTCGGAAGAGAAGCCAGATAAATTTTCGCTTTTCAGTAAAAATTCAACGATTATTTGTTTGAAAATATTTTCCTCCCTAGAGTCAACAGGGAGCATTCTAACAGTATTTAAGGAGTATTTTGATATGATAGGTGTACCATCACCTGCGAAGTAAACAGAGTTGGAATCTTTGCTTAGACAAGCTTTTTTAATTTTTTCTACAAAGCTATTAAGCGAGTGATTAAAGCAGTTTTTATTTATTGATTTTGTGTAAGGCATAAGCCATTATAACACAACAAGGAAATAAATTTAACTTAGCTATCTCTCCACAAGTTATTTGATGCAAACTTAATAATTTCTTCAGCAGAGTCTTCGTTGTAACCGTAGTCATCAATCAAGGTTTTTACCATCTCATTGTATTTTCCTTGTTGCTTCTTATCTCTGCTTTTGGACTTAGTCACAATTCTGGAAAGATCTTTAACCGATGCCATAAGCTTATTTTCAATAGCTTCTTTAAGCGGTCCATATGCTTTCCAGTCAATCTTCTTTTCTGATCTCATGAGGGAAAACATATAAGAAGTTACATCTGCTCTAAATCCATCTCTAGAAGATCCTGTGATACCGATATTCTCTTCAATGGATGCCATGAATTTTTCATCAGGTTCCATCTCTTCTCTTGTCACTCGATCTTTAACGTTTGTCTTATTGACATAAGCTTCAGCATGATCAAGGTAATTGTCAAAAAGAGATTCAGCTTGTTCTTCATAAGCAGAAACAAAAGCTTTTGTAATTTCCTTTTCCAGAATTCTTAGGTATTCTTCGTGAAGATCTTTTTGAAGGTATTGCAAATATCTTTCTCTGGCTTCTTCGTTAACTATTTGATCTTTAACTTGCTTAATCAAGGCATCTCTAATTGAGATAGGAGTTACCATATTCTTGTCTGAGTCTGATATTGCTGCATCGATAGCCTTCATAATGAACCTAGTAGAAATACCTGTCATTCCTTCATCCCTAGCTTCTTCACGAAGATCTTTAATATCAACCTTCTTAACTCTTCCTTTTTCAATGATATCATCACCGTTATAAATTTTCATTTTTACCAGTGGTTCAACTTTATTTGAAGGCTTAAGTCGAGACATGACTGAGAACATTGATGCTACCTGAATTGTGTGTGGCGCAATGTGTGCATCAAAATCACTGTGCTTAATAAGTTTTTGATAAATCTTAACTTCTTGGTCAAGCTCGAGGCAGTAAGGAACATTAACTCTTACGATTCTATCAAGAATAGCTTCATTGGTATGCGTTGACTTGAATTTATTCCACTCAGCTTCATTGCAGTGTGCTAAAATAACACCATCAAAATAAATCATTGGTCCCTTACCTGGAGAAGGAACATTCTTTTCCTGCGTTGCTGTGATCATCGTATGTAAAAATTCAATCTCATTCTTAAAGACTTCGACAAATTCAACAATACCACGATTACCAACATTAAACGCACCATTTAGAGACATAACTCTTGGGTCATCTTCAGGATAGATATCAAGCTTAGAAATATCTTCACTTCCGATAAGGATTGACGTATCCTGTGTGTTTGCATCGACTGGTGGCACAACACCAACACCTCTTCGACCTCTAGATGAGAAAGAAGAAGTTTTTACAGGAAACTTCTCATACTCACCATTGAATTCATTTAAAAGTCTATGTCGACATACAGGGCATAAATCACCTTCAATGCTAGTACCTAAAATTTCTTCAAATTGTGGTCGAAGAGATCTAGGTAAAAGATGAAGAGGTTCTTCTCTAATTGGGCAACCTTCAAGGTGATAAACTTCTTCGGAGGATTCAAGTGCTGCCTTGATGTGTTCCATGAGGGCAGACTTACCGGCTCCAACGGGACCTAAAAGAAGAAGAACTTGTCTACTTTCCTCACCTTTTAGAGACGCTGATCTTAGATACCGCATAATTTTTGAAATTGAATTTTCCATTCCAAAAAAATGATCTTTAAAATAGCTGTAAACTCTGGTTTTTTCTCCACCGAATAGTTTTCTACATCTTGGATCAGTTTCATCAAGAGTTTCAATGCCATCATCGACAATTGAGTCATACAGTCTTTTATGAGCTAGTCTTACTTTTACATCACCTTTTTCAACTAGATCAAGATAGTCTAGAAAGGTACCTGAGAATTTTTCGCTTTTTTTATTCTTTCTCTGGTCTTGGATTAGCTTTTTAAAATCTGTTTTCGGCATTTTATTTCCTCGTTTAAAGGTGAGCATCATGTGCTCATATGTAAATATTAAAGAAAACTTAAAAAATGATCAAATTTCAAAAGGTTCATCTTCAATAATCGTGAATAATTTTACATCGTCTCCCCATAAATCGACAATATGTTCACAAACTTTTCCTGCATAAGAGAGTTCTAAGTCTCTTCCATCATGGTCATGCCCTAATATCAAAGTATGATTTTTTTCAATTCTTTCTATGAAAATTTGAGGTAGACTACCAAGACCAACATTTTTTATTAGTTCTTCTCTTACTACTTTCCATCCATCATCATCAGAGATATCATCAATTGACCACTCTGTTCTTTTCTTTGAGTATGTAAATAGATTTAAATCTCTACAAATTTCTTCATTCAAATATGTTCTAATAAAAGATTCGTCATTATGGCTTTCTCTTGCTATAAAACAATGATCTAATCCCATATTTTTTTCAATCCAATTAAATATCGTAAAACCTAAGTGATAAGGATTGATTCTTCCAACAATAGGTCTAATTACTTGATTATGAAGCTTTAAAAAGCTCATATGATATTCTTGAGGTAATTCAAGCTCATGGAGAATTTTATAGTGCCAAAATGAAGCCCATCCCTCATTCATTATCTTAGTCATTGCTTGAGGAATAAAATATTTGCCTTCATCAGAAACTATTGTTAAAAGATCTCTTTCCCAGTCTTCTAAGTTTCTACTATTATCTCTAATAAACTCAAGAATATTGTAATCTTTTTCAATTGGAACTTGATTAATATCGAAATCAGATGGTAGTCTTTCAGGATTTTCATTTAATATTTTTAAATATTTTTCTTTTTGCTCTTTAATAGAAAGCCTTTTGACATTAAATTCTCTTGACATCTGATACTTTAAAGCATGCGCGGCATCTAAAATTTCCTCAACAGCGTCAATGCCAATAGAAGGATTTTCAACATACTTATTGACTCTTTTAGCAGCATTTTTAAATCTTGCTATTATATTATCTGGATCTGTATGTCTAAACATTCTATTGTTTTTAAAGAAGTCCGAATGTCCTACACAGTGTGCCATAGTCAATACATGCGTAGACATAGGGTTCTCTGTCATCAAATAAGAAATACTGGGATTTGAATTGATGATCATCTCATAAGGTAGACCTTCCATTCCCAGATTGTACATCTGATGTGTTCTTTCAAAAGATTTACCATAAGACCAGTGATGATAATGAGTTGGCATGCCAGTGTATGCCATATATCCAATCATGTCATGATAATCACAGATTTCATAATCGATGGGATGCCAGTCTAAATTGTACTTTCTTCCAATTTCACAAATTTTTTCATCCCACATTTTCAACTCTTCAAATGTCCAAGTCATTTTACACCTCTTTTCCACCAAAAAGACTCTTAAAGGCAGGCCAGATATCTTTTGAAGAGTTCAAAAGAAGAAGTTTAAATTTTTCATCAGCATGCGGAGTGTAAGTCTCATACGTTCTCGAATAAGAAGATGTTCTCCATTGTAAGTTTCTACCGTCTGGATCGATCTCACAATATCCATAAAGCTGGCATTTCTCTTTTAGCTTTAAGCTAGCACTTATGGCTTTTTCCTCATCTTCGCTCCAGTTATCTCCATCAGAGCAGTGAAAAGTATATATGTTCCAGTTTTGAGGATGATATCTTTTTTCAATTGCATTTAAAGTTAAGTCAAGTGCTGGAGAAATAAATGTGCCACCACTTGGTGAAAGCTTAAAGAAGTCTTCTTCAGAAACTTCCTTAGCATCAGTGGTATGAGCAACAAAAACAACTTCAATGTTGTCATATTTGTGTCTTAAAAATTGATATAACAAAAAGAAAAAGCTTCTAGCAATATACTTCTTTTCGGTACTCATGGAGCCGGAAACATCCATTATAAAAAAGATTACTGCTGAACTTATTTCAACAGGCTGATTTTGAAAATGTTTGTACTTTAAGTCAGACTCATGAAACGGAAATCTTTCTTCATCATCCTTAGAATAAGTTCCCGATTTTTCTGCTATTTTTTTTCTTCTTATTTTATTTTTTAGAGTTAGTTTTTTAGAAAGCCTAGGACGAATACCGTATGGTCTGTAACCTTTTCTTTTATATGACTCAGAAGAGATAAATTTAAACTTTTTTCTCTCCAAGTCTGGAAGCTCTAAATCAGCAAATAAATGCTCAGCCAATTCTTCAAGGGTGACTTCAACTTCATAGTGTTCCTCACCGCTTTGATTTCCAGCTTTTTGAGGTTGGTCTTTCTTGGCATCTGCAATTTTTTGTCCACGTTTTATATCTTTTCCTTGTGCGCCGCCAACTTTTTTTGAGTTGTCTCCATAGACAAATTGATACTCTTTAATTCCACGAACAGGAATTTTTATTTTTTTATTACCGTCTTGACCAATAATAGACTCATCAGCAACAATTTCTCTAATACCTTCTTTGAGTGCTTTATCAATCTTTTTTTTGTGACGAGCACGATCAGTTGCTGATCTGTCTGCGATAGATTTATGTTCTGTAAAAGTGCTCATACTAAACCTTAAGCATCAATTCCCATAGCATTTTAACAAATAATGAACCAACTGTACCACCTAGTATCCAAATTAGTCTAGTTGCACTTTTTTGCCAATTTTCTAGTTGTGTATTTTGTATAACTAGATGATCTAATCTTTTTTCTGTATCATCTCTCCATGGGAGAAGATCGTCATATCTAATTCCCATTGTATTGAGTTTATCTAAAAGAGGCATTCTTCTAGATTGCTCAGATTCTAGATCACGTATTCTAGAAATAACCCCTGTATCTGGGTGATTGACAGTATCTTTTATTTCTCGTAAGCTATTTTTAACTTCATGCAAATCTGTCCGAAGATCTTTGATATCTTCAACTAGGGCATCAAATCCTCCGTTTAGCGCAGAAGAATTTTTAATAGCACCATCGATCTGAGAAAGCTTTGATAAGACTTCATTGATATCTGACATTTTCATCTCCCTTTCGCCATTTATAAGTATTGATCGAAAGATGATTGTGAAAATTGTCTAAGTAAAAATGAGATAAATTATTAAAGCTAAATTTATAGAATTTAAAAATAAATTAGCTTTACTCAGCAAAAAAAGCTTATCGATATTTTCTATGACTTCTTTAGGTCTAAATCTCATCAGAGCAAGCATCACAAAAGATATCAAATGTAGATGAAGTAGACACAATTTTCCAACTATCAATTGTCTCATCTGTAGGTGAAAAAGTCTTTTTACATGAAGAACATTTTTCAGGAAATTCAGATATCAATTTTTCTAACTTAGCTAGCTTTCTTTTTGCAGCTGCTTTTTTCTCATTATTTTTCTTGAGAATATTTTTTCTTTTTATTCTCTTTTTATTCTTCTTATCAGATATCTTATTCTTATTCATAACAGATTCATTATTAATATAATAATCAGTCTCAGATTCAATCTCAGTCTCAGATTCTGTTTCATAGTAAAAATAACAAGAACAGTTTTGTGTGTATAAAATTATTTTTTCTGGAGAGAGTCTAAAACAAAATGTTTGAGGTAAACTTTGGAAATCTTATCTTCGACAATTGCTTCATAATAGATTTGACAAGAGTAGTCTTCTTCTTTAAAAAGTATGACGCCTGGACCTTTTTTTGATTCAAAAGTATAATGTCCTGCTTTACCGTGAGGACCAGATAGAATAAGTGCTAAAAATTTAAAGCGATTAGAAGACGGAGGTGGCATGATACCGCCTCTTTTGACTTGTATAAGATCACCTTTTGTTATGTCTTTAAAATGAACTTTAGTGCCTGCGTAATAGTCCATAATCTATTTAACAGCTTTTACAAACTCTTTTACGTCCTCAGTAGATAGTTGAGAGATAAGCTCAGATAATTCGCCTCCTGAACTTTGAGTTATCAACTCTTCTTCTTTTTTCTGAATTTGATCTTGGTCATCATCTTTATAGTATTTTTTTAGGTCTGAAAATTTTGTACCCGCGTATTTCTCTAATTTCTCATTAAATCCTGCAACAGTGTCAGAACCTGGCTCAAGCATAATTTGATAAGTTATTGGTGTTACAAATTCTTTCCAGTCTGTATAGTCAAGCTTATTAAAAGCATCAGAGGCATCTCTCATAAATTTTTCAGAATCAAAAAGATCTAGAGTAATTCCACCAACACCAACATTTGGAAAAATCTTAGCAAGAGATGTTGCAATTACGGTAAAATAAGGTGTTGCCGCATCTAGTGAAGCTAGGCCTAGCATGAGATAGTCCCAGTTTCTAACACTAGAGTAAATGCCAGCCATTTCTTCTTGAAATTCTCCGTAACTTTCTTTTGCAGCAGATCTCAATCTGGAAAGTTTATCATCTTCCATTACATGACCGAATAAGTGAGCAAGACCGGCCGGACCTAAGAAATCAAGCTGATTAAATTGCTCAGGAAGTGTTGAGAAATATTTCTTTTCAAAATCTTTTCTTTCTTGATCAAGTTCAGCTTGAGATCTTTGTTCACTAACTAGAATAGCATGATCAGAAGAAATAATCTTAATTTTACTGGTTATTGTCATAGGAGATCTGCTCTCATAAAGAGCATCGATCGCTGCACTAAAATCTAAGTCTTCTTTGTCAACAACTTCAGGTGCGCTAGGATCTCCAAGAAATCTTACATGTGTCATGTAAGGCTCTAGATCAACGTCAGGATCACCTTGATCAGGTTCGCCAATTCCAAATAAGCTTTCGGTGCCAAAAATAAGTCCTACACCAACAAGAGCAAGTGCCATAAGCTTAAGAGTAGTTTTAAACACAGACATGACAGCATATTTGCCCAGACCAAAAAGATCCTTTAAAACAGCTTTTGGTATGCCCATTATTTTGCTTACTAGGCTAAGTTCTTTTGAGCTTAATGTCGCCCTAACATTACCAAAAACACCTTTGGCTAGCTGGGGGTGATAACCTAGTTTATCAAATTTATCAGAAAGATTTTTAGATATTCGTAACTGTCTCTTAATTTCATTTTGAGATAATCCACCTTTTTCTAAGGTGTCTCTAAAGACAGCATTAGCTCTTTTGATATCTTTGGGATTTGCTTTTAGAACAGCATCTCTAGCTTCTTTTGCGTTTTTAATAACACGACCGGATTTTGAAAAGAATAAATTGATATCAGTGAGCGAATCTCTAAACTTGTTAACTAGACCCACTTCCTTTGCGCTTAACTTAGCTGTATCTTTAACTTTGCCTGCCGATCCAACTATAGGTGCTTCAAAAACATCATCGGACTTCTTAACAATTCCTGCGACAACTTTTTCACCAGGCTTAGCAGCTTTTGCAGCTTGATTCATTTTTGCTGCAGCTGATATATCTTTTGTACCAACTTTAGCACCGGTTTTCACACCTACTGCTGCAGCATCTTGAGCCGCAAGAGAAGGTAGTTTTTGATATATTTCTCCACCTGTCTGTTTAACAAGTGCTTGTTCTGCATCTGTAAGTTTTGTTGCTATCTTACCATCGGGTTTTACATAGAAGTTAATCTGTTTACCAGTCGCAATATTATGAGAAAATAATTGAGGTACTTTTGAAGACTCGGCTTTCTCTATTGTTTTCAAAAGCTTTTCTTTAGCTTGAGGGGACTTAACCAATTGAGATAGTGCCATCCAAGCTTTGCCAGTTAGAGTTGCCGCAACTTTTGCGCTAGCTTTTGCTACATCATCTGTGACTTTTGGTGCGGTTTTAGCGCCAAGACCAAGCCATTTTGCAATAGCCGCCCCTATACCTTCTTCAATTAATTCTGCTTCAACTTTTTGGGAAGCATTAATTTTAGCTTTTAACTTCATTATATTATTTTAATCTTCGTCGAGTTCTTCGTAATCAAGATAAGAGAAAACGGATTGAAGGTAATCAGAAGCTTTGGTAATTTTGCTTTGAACCCATCCTGGAAGCTGCTCATCATCTTCGATTAACTGAAAGATCATGTGTGCCATTTTAGATGTACGGTAAAGCTGAGACTTGGCCATTTTACCTTCATGATCTTCATGCTCATCTTCGTGATGATCTTCATGGTCATCATCCATCATGGAAGGGTGCCCGCATATGCATCTCTCGATAAGGGATCTGAGCTGAGATTCTGTCAGCTTTACGACATTCTCAGATTTCATATCTTTTATTTTCTGAATTTTGGCTTGAGGTTTCTCAACATCAGCTGGTACGTCTTCGGGAATATGCTCTGTCGGATCTTCCAAATTGTCACCCCCATCAAATGCATCTTTGACAGTTTCTACTTCACTTGGCTTGTCATATTCAAGCGCGTTTTTAACTTCTTCTTCGATAATTTTTTTAATCAATTCGATTGACATGGCCGAAACCCTCCACATATAACTATTTAAATAAATTAAAATATATAGAGCGAAGCTCTTAGACGCGCAGGCGAGTCACTCAAAATCTTGTGTTTTCTATGTTTTTCAATGTCATAACACTTCGTGTCATTCCATTGAATTGACTTCTGGATTCAAACTGGTTCTTTTATTGATAAACTAATAAGATTGTATATTTGTTTTCATCTCAAGTTAATCTCGTAATCTTGACAGCCATTTTGAACTATGATTATTGACATGATATAATCGATATGAGGACTTTTAGAAATGCCGCACGATTTAGAAGCAATTAGAGACTCTTACTTGAGTCGAGTTGACAACGAAAATGCTTACAAATGTGGGCATGGTGGTGGATTTATTTACGTGTATACTTTTGAGTCGTGCATCAATGCGAAGAAGAATCGAGCGGATGATCGATGTCAAATGAAAATAGGATGCACAGACAAGGCAAGTGCAGAACAGAGAATCTATGAACAGATGGGTGCCGCCGCGAATGAGAAGGCAATCCTTCTCATATCTGCCGCCGTCGACAATGTCAGGCAGGTAGAAAGACAGATTCACAGCCGGCTCAATCGTGTAGAGTCCGCCCCAGGCAAGGAGTGGTTCTGGACCTCCGTCCCAGAGGTCGGTCAGCTCCTAGAAGAGATCGTCGGTCCTCACGCCCTAGAGGAGTGGGACCCCGCAGCGAAGTACCGGGAGATTCGCAGAGAGCAATCCCGAGAGTACTGGAACTCGCTCTGGAGAAAGTGGGTGAACGGGTTCGCGTGGATCGGGGTCGCAGCGGCATCGTATCACGGCTATCAGCTTTACACGTGGTTCACGGGGAGCTAAACCCGAATACTTAGGGTCCCACGCGCGGCCGAAGGCCCACCGCATAAGCCCACTCCCTAGACTCCCTAGAGATCCCTATCGCTCCCTTAGACTCCCTATAAGCGTTTCCCTATCTGATTGCATCGCTATAGCTGCAACTGAGGACTCTTGTCTGTTCCCGGTTTTTTAATACTGTCGTGCATGAGTCCCAGTGTTCAAGCGTTTCTAGAAAACGCACTCAAGTGAGCGTGCGTAGTGCGCGTCATGAGCGTGTGACGCTCTCTGCGTTCTTAGACTCTTCTATAGAGAGATTGTCTTGTGTGTGTCGATCTTGTTAGATGTGATTGTATACGTGTGTCTGACTGAGGAGTGTTGTCTGCGTCTAACGTCGTCCCTGAGGAAGCTGTTCTGATCCCGGTGTTTTTGACGGGTGAGATAATCTGGTTATTTGTTGGCGGCGAGATGATGCGTGATGTGGGCGAGTCTTGTGTGTGCGTTGACGACAGTGTTGACGGTTGCGCTCTCGTGTAGTCTATTCAGTGTGTTCTCTGATAGATGCGTTCGTAAGGGAGCGCATGAGATAGTAGCGCCCTTCTGAGACTTCTGCGGGTTTTTGTCTTCTGTGTATAGACGATGTCTTCTCTTAGTATCTCATCATGTTCGCGATGGAAATCGCACACGCACAATTCTCGTGATCCTGGCGAGGCTTCTAGCTCTTTACTAAAAAGATTTCTAAATTTTCTCTCGAAGATTTTTTTGAGATTGCTCTTTTTCGGTTTCTTTTTAGTTTCGGGAAAAGTTTTTCAAAATTTCTCCGGAAGAATTTTTTGACTCTGCGATTTTTAGAAATGAAAAAAGTTTTCGGAAAGTCGTGAGCAGTGTGAGTGTGCACTTAGGCCCAGCCCGCGCAGCCTACCCCCTACACAGTTTGCGGGGGCCCCCTGCGCCTAGCCCCCTAGAGGGGCCCGCGCGCTCCAGGGCTCACGTGGAGCCCCCTGCGCAGACTCACTTAGGGGAGTCACCACTCCGCACAGTCGGGAGATACCGTCTCATCATCTGGGCACGCGTACAGAGGTCGGTGACAGCAGTTCTGGGCGTGCAGGCTTCCCGCTAAGCATCTCTCGGAACACTGGGGTGGTGGGTCGTCCGGGCACCGGAATCCCGTGTCTTGCTCCTCGGGTGGAGTGAGCGCTTTACAGCAGGAGTCTGTCTGAGGGGTCGGTGTCTCCCAGATGGTATATCCCTGGATAGATAGAGAGGGCGTCTTACAGGCGGTGAGTAAGAGCAGTAGTGCTATAGCGTTTTTCAATTTTTGTTCCCGGACTTCCTGGCTCTCCACCAGGTTCTTATTCTCTCTTCTAATATCTCCCCCAAAATGCCTAAAGCTGCCCCCGTAAGGAGGCAGCCCGTGGCGATGAGGATCCCCTCGAGTCTGTCCATGATGTTCTTAGTCGACGGCTAGCGCATTGACCAGTTCCTCCTTGGTGAGATTGTGACGGCCAACGATGCCTCGACGCTTAGCGATGCGGAGGAGGCTCTTGCGGGTCTCTTCCCGAAGTCCTTCCACGCTAGCCCGAGCATTCTCTTCCATGCTGATGTCCAACGAGAGGTCAGTCATCACGCGGTGTGCCTGGCTGTAGGCGCGTTGAGCCAGTTCCATCTGGCGTTCCAGGTTCCGGAGCTTGTCCCACGCCTTCTCAGTGCGGGTCATAGCGGCACCGAGCTTACCGAGCTTAGCGGCCTTGGGACCTTCGGCGATCAGAGCCTCGTTACGACTATCGCGGAGTTCCCAGTTACCAGTCTCAGCGTTGAAGGTGTTGAGAAAGAAGCCATGAACCCAAGTTTTTCGAGTTGCGTTTGCCATTATTGCCTCCCCAGGCGTTTTGTTATTTACGTTCTTATTATAACCGGAGCTTCTAGATCTTACACTATTTCTAGCACAGCCGATCGGTCTGGCGCATCTCTTCTAGATCTTTGAAAGCCTGGAAGTTGGGATTGGTGGGCTCGTCATTCGGGTTGACCGGGCGATCCTCAACCGTAGGATAGCGATCAAAGCTAGTGGGATGATCGTAGCTATCGTTCTGGATGGCATCCAGGGTGTCCACGATGCTCTGTAGGACCTCGATGCTCCGACCACCAATGTTGGTATCAGCCTTGCAGTGATTGATCAACGCGCGAACTTCTGCGCGAGCGTTAGCGAACTGGGTGTCGATGTTGTTGATAGCCATCTTTAGCTCCTTATCTTCGAGACTATTATAAACTACGAGTCTAAGGCTTACACAATTCGTGAATATTCTGGATGCCAGGTGAGGTGACCTCTTCGATCTGAATGTGAGGGTTGTCGGCACTAATCACTTGAGTGCTTCCCAACATCTTTGCCACCCCGGTTTCGCA